TACACAAAAGAAAAAAGTATCACTTATGATGAGACGACACTAACAGCAATTGAGTTAAAGAATCCTCAAGATGAACCGCATGAATATAAAGAGGTACCTATTACAGAGTATTCTCCTAATCGTTTTCGGATGGGCTTGTATGAAGATGTACTATCTTTGATTGATCTATACGATGCAGGGCAGTCTGATACCGCCAACTATATGACTGATCTAAACGATGCTCTTCTAGTTATTAGTGGTGATATTGAAGCAGCAGGACTATCCACAGAGGACGCCATCAAGCAGAAAGAAGCGAATATGCTTTTGCTTGAATCTGGAACTGATGTGAACGGTAATAAAACAAGTGTGACTGCAGGATATATTTACAAACAATATGATGTGAACGGTGTAGAAGCATACAAAGACAGAGTGCGCAAGGATATCCACGAAATCTCAATGGTTCCTGATCTTACTGATGACAATTTTTCCGGAGTGCAATCAGGAGAAGCAATGAAATATAAATTATTTGGATTTGAACAAATGACGGCAACAAAGCAAAGGCTATTCAAAAAAGGTCTTATGCGGCGTTATCGTCTTTTATTTAGCCTAAAATCAAGTATTTCTGAAATGGATAACTCCGATTTGAAAGGCTTACGTGTAATATTTACGCCTAATCTACCTAAAGCCATTCTGGAAGAGTTGAAATCTTTGGTTGATGCTGGAGCTGAACTCAGTCAAGAGACGATCTTAGGACTCGCTTCTTTTGTTCCAGATGTACAGGCAGAGTTGAAACGAGTAAATAAAGAAACGCAAAAGCAGATTGGCATTTTTGATTCAGATGTTGAAAAAGTAATTAACAACAAAAAAGATGAAACAGGGGAGTGATTAAATGAACTCCCAAGAATATTGGATCAAACGGGAAAAGGAATGGCAAAAGCAACAAATTAAAGATGATAAAAAGCGCATGGCAGAAATTAAAAGTCGCATGCAATATGCACAAGATGCGATACAAAAAGAAATAGACGCGCAGTGGGACAGTTTCTCCAATGGTCAGAAAATCACTCGTAGCGAAGCGATGAAGCGTGCTAGTGAAATGGATGCCAAAGCATTCGCTCGCAAAGCAAAGAAGTATGTCAAAGAGAAAGATTTTTCTCCTACAGCAAACCAAGAATTAAAGCTATACAATCTTACGATGCGTGTAAATAGATTAGAGCTCTTAAAAGCTAATATCGGGCTTGAATTGATTTCACTGTTTAATGAATTGGATAAGTACTTTTCGAATGAATTAACAAAAGCTGGTTTAGCTGAATTGAAGAGACAAGCCGGTATTTTAGAAATGACTATTACTTCAAGTGGATATGCAAAGCTGATAGAACTAGTAATAAACAGCTCCTTTTTGAGTGATGACGTGTCTTTTAGTGATCGCTTATGGATGTATCAATCTGAATTGAAATCAGAATTAGATAGGTTGTTACTGAGAAGTATAACGATGGGGAAAAATCCCAAGCAACTTGCATCTAAATTGGCAGAATATTTAACAGCTGAAGGACGAGAAAACACTAAGTTCAACACTCAACGTTTGATGGTGACTGAAACGACTAGAGTTCAGGTAGGAATCCAAGAACGAAGTTACAGAGATGCAGGCATCACCCAGTACATCTATGTAGCAGAACCAACGGCGTGCAAACTATGTATACCGTTAAATAATCAAGTTTTTGATGTTGCCGATATGCAGCCAGGAAGTAACGCTCCTAACATGCATCCATTTTGTCGATGCAGTACAGCGCCATATATAGAACGAATAACAAGTCGTTAATACGAATTAACGGCTTTTTATTGTGCCTTCTTACAGCTTACAGGCGTTAAAGAGAAAGCTATTTTTCGGCTGACCGGCGTAACTGGTCAAATTTATCGGGTAGCGGCGTAACCGTGGAGGATTAATCATGAAAAAACGTTTATTTATGCCAATGAACTTACAATTTTTTTCTGAACCAGGAGATGGTGGATCTGGTGATGGGGGACAACAAGGAAACCTACCAGCTGGCTCACAAGAGACACCGACCGAAGCAAAAGAAGAAAACAATACTGGCAAAACATTTTCTCGTGATGAAGTAGCGAAAATGATCGCTGCTGAGACGAATAAAGCAAAAGCAGCGTGGGAAAAAGAACTAGAAGCAAAAAAAGAAGAAGCTAAAAAGCTGGCAAAAATGAATGCGGAAGAAAAACTACAGCATGAGTTGGAACAAAAAGAAGCTGAAATCGCTGAATTAAAGCGTGGACAGGCACTATCTGAAATGACGAAAGAAGCTTCTAAAATGCTGACAGATGCAAATTTACCACACGATGATGATTTACTTGGTCTGATTGTTTCTGATGATGCAGATGCCACAAAACAAGCTGTAGCAGTCATCACTAACTTTGCTTCTTTGATTAAGAGAGAAAACGCAAGACAAACACCACCAAATGAAGGTGGACAATTTACAGCATCGAAAAATACCAAAGAAACAGTGGCTAAACTAGCCGCTAAAAATCGAATTATCAAATAGGAGGAAAACTTAATGAAAAAGAAACAACTTTTACCAATGAACTTGCAAATGTTTGCTCAAACATGGGATCCAGATAATGTCTTGGTATATGAAACGAAAGAGGGAAAAATTCCTGATAAATATAATACGCTCATTTTGAGTGAAGTTATGAAAAATTCTAAGATCATGCAGTTAGCAAAATACGAAGAAATGACTGACAAAGAAAAGAAATTTGAATACTTTGCAGAAGGACCAGGCGCATACTGGGTGGGTGAAGGTGAAAAAATTAAAACGTCTAAACCTAAATGGATGCAAGCTACGATGACTGCAAAAAAACTCGGTGTCATTCTTCCGGTTTCTCGTGAATATTTAAATTATAAATTATCAGATTTCTTTGAAGAGATGCAGCCAAAAATTGCTGAAGCTTTCTATAAAAAATTTGATGCAGCTGCCTTATTAAATAAAGAAAACCCATTTCCTCAGTCACTAGACGGATCAGTTATTAGTGCGGGGAATGTGGTTGAAGGCGGATTGACTTATGATAATATCCTAGCCTTAGAAGATAAGTTAGCAGAAAATGAATTCGAACCTAATGCGTTTATTTCAAACCGGAAAAATCGTACAGAATTACGTTCTGCAGCTCAAACAGTCGGGTCAAATGTTGAGTTTATTTATGATCGCTCTGCTAATACAATTGACGGATTACCAGTAGTAGACCTTAAGTCTTTAGATAAAGGGACTCTTTACGCTGGAGACTTCAACTACATGTTTTATGGGATTCCATATAATATTTCATTTAAGATTTCTGAAGAAGCACAATTGTCTACTTTAACTAATGAAGATGGAACCCCAGTTAACTTGTTTGAACAAGAACTAATTGCTTTGCGTGCAACAATGGATGTTGGATTTATGATTGTAAAAGATGAAGCATTTGGGAAGATTTCCCCAAAAGCGTAACGCCTGCTACCGGTATTGTGCCAAATCAAAAGACATGGACCGGTAAAGTAGGCGATACTAAAACATTTACTATTTCAACTGTGCCTGCAGATGCTAGCGATGCAGCTGCTGTTGTTGCAGCTACTACAGCAACTTCAAGTGATGGAGCTATCGCAACAGTGACCAAAAATGAAAATGGTGGTTTTGATGGAACGATTGCAGCAGAAGGGTCAGCAACATTCACATTTACTTCTGGAGAATTCACTACTTCAATCAATGTGACAGGTCAACCTGCTAGTTAGGAAGTAAAAATATGACGATTGCAGAGGATATTAAAAAACTTCTTAAAGGAACACTAGATGAAAAGCTTGAAGTTATTGAGCGAAGAACGAATGAGCGTATGAAAACCTTGTTAAATACGCAAGAAGTTCCTAAAGAATTTGAAACAGTTGTATATGAAGTGTCGTTGAAAAGATTCAATAGAATTGGTCAAGAAGGTATGCAGTCATATTCTCAAGAAGGTTTATCTATGGCTTTTCCTGATTCGGATTTTTCAGAGTATCAAAATGAGATTGACGAATTTAAGCGTAAAGATCAGGAAGAGTTGTACAAGCCAAAGCGAGGGAGGTTTAAATTTATATGAGATTTACAGATGAAATTATATTTGTTAAACGTTCATCTGACTCTAAATATGATCCAGATCTCGGTGAGTGGGTTGAAGGCAAACCAGAAAGAACAAGAACAGAGGCAAACGTGACAGATATTGGCACTGATAGAAGTGTGACTATTTTTGGTAGTGTGGAAGAAGGGGCGAAGGTCATTAGGACGCAGCCTCTTTTTTCTATCCCTACATTTGACTATATCGAGATTGAAGGAAAGACTTGGCAACAAACAACAGCTAGAAATCCAGCAAATAGAAATAGTTTAATTGTGCAAGAGGTGGTTCTTGATGAAGGCACAACTTGAATATAAAGGAATCGATCAGCTGATGCGACACCTGAAAAAAGTAGCAACGCTTAATGACGTTCAAAAAGTCGTGAAAAGCAATACTGCTGAAATGACTGAACGAATGCAAAAAGGTGCGCCAGTGGATACAGGATACTTACGAAGATCAATAAACATGAATCTTTTAGAAGCTGGTTTAACTGGTATTGTAGGACCGACAGCAGACTATGCTCCTTATGTAGAATATGGAACTCGCTTTATGTCGGCCCAGCCCTATGTTAGACCAGCTTTTAATTATCAAAAAGTCAAATTTATGGCTGAAATGAAAGCCTTGGTGAAATGATGATTAAGACAAGAGATCAATCAATTTTTGATGAACTTTTTAAAATATCCCAAGAAAAACTAGGATACAAAACATATGATTACAAGCCTTTAGATAATGTTGGTTATCCTTTTGTGGAATTTGAGAACACTCAAACGATTCACGAAGCGAATAAAACTGATATTAAAGGTACTGTGATTGTAGTTTTATCCGTCTGGGGATTACAGAAGAAACGAAAGCAGGTGTCAAATATGGCATCTGCTCTTTTTAATGAAGCTAGATTGATAGAAGCCACAGAAGGCTATTATTGGGCTTTAAATTATCAAGCAAGTGGAATTCAAGTGATGGACGACACAACAACTAATACGCCCCTAAAACGAGCGGTTGTCACACTTGAATTTAGAATTAGATAGGAGGAAGA